TGTATTGACTACCGTTTCAAATGCATCAGTTGTCGCATTTTTCTTAATATTAATAATTTGTCCAGTAGACATCTTCATCGGAACAACTGCCGCAACACTTCTAATTAAAGATGCTGTAGGTAGCTCCTGAAATACCTTAACGAGTGTATTAAAACTAAAATCGGCGGTGCCGATATCATCGTTATGGGTTTCCTCTACTATGAGTTCTTCATTTTCCATTATGTTCCCTTTGTTATAACTGTTCCATTGTATACTATTTATAATAATTCTTATCCTCGATCTAACACTCCCATTGAATTTGTGCCAGCAAGTACGGCGGGTGCGTGAGCAGTAGATGCCGCAGCCTGAATATTTTGCACGGGATTGTTCGATGTTTGGTTTGTAATAACATTAGTATTATTGCCTCCACTGTTTCCAACAGTTGCTTCTTTCTCCATTGTCGAAATTTGAGAAACTATTTGAGCTAAAAGTTCACTTGATACCATTCCTCCCGTAGCTCCCATTACTGGTGCAGTTGGGGAAACATCAATTACTGGCACTGGTGACATTAAATCTGGCTGATTACCAAACATCTTTGATTGCGGTGAGAAATCGGAGGTACTATCACCTTCTGTTACCGGACTGGATAAAAATGTTTTTTCCTCTGTCCAAATGTCCCATAAAGTCTTTTCTAAGTGGGTGTCGTGAGTAAATATAGACCCCGGAGTAGTTGCATTTTCCGCCATTAAGGTGGTAGTCTCTGCCATTTTAGTTTGCTTTACAGGATCTGGCGAAAAATGGCTGAAAATATCAGAGAAAGCTCCAGTGAAAGTGTCAGTAAATCCGCTAAACATACCTTCTCCTTCTGGCTTATATTCTTTCATATCCGGACGTTTTGCCGGATCTAGACTTGCCGTATAGGCTTTTTGTTCTGCTGTCTGTCCCTCTACCGCATCTCCATAGTTAATTTTTTCTGATCCAAAAACTCCATTATCATCATATGTTGCTGTTATGCCCATCTTCTTTGCGTTTAACAAGTCCGTTATTTGTTTTTGATCTTCATCATCCCAGACTTGATAATCAAGGAGTGCTTGTAAACTTTTTTCATCTAATAATGAAAGTTTCTCTAAATCTTCTATATCCCCTTGTCCAAAGCCAACATCAACGGCTCCTGAATCCTCGGCCGCATCTGCCAGTCCCTCTTGTTCTTCTGTCCATACTTTCTTATTCGCAACTTGTTCTGTACCAGTCCAAGCGGCAACTCCTTTATTAATTCCTTGATCGAGTAAAGATGTTTGCCATTTCTCTTTATTACCCAGCATATCGGCTTCTTGAAATGCAAAATCTGCACCTGATCCTTCCATAAATCCTTTTCCACTACCTAATCCGGTTGCCTGCTGTCCCTGTTCTGCTACCCAATCAGCACCACCAACGGCTAAATTTCCAACTTCTAATACCATATTACCAAGTGACTCAAAGAGTCCTTGTCCTTGATGCATTTTTGAAAGAATGTCTAATGGAGCTAGAACTTTAGCAACTCTAGAAGCACCAGTTGCGGCTTTTTTGATAACAGTAGAAACTAATTTAACAGTTTCACTAGCGGATCCCGCAAGTGCCTTGCCACCGGCACTGACGGCCTTCAGGCTCTTGTTGTTGCTCGATGATAATTTGTTGACGGCTACATTTCCAGTTTTGACTGCAATATCTTTAGCCCCACCCACAACTTTTTTCACTAAAGAAGGTCCTTCAGGCGGTGTAACTTTTTGGAATCGTTTTGCAATTGACCTTGGATTATTACCCCTACCTACACCTACTGTAGTGGGTACAACTTTGGCGCCTCTGAGACCTTTGACCAAGTCCTTTGTTGCATTAGGAATATTTTTTATGCCATCACCAATCTTCTCCAATTTAGAGACAACTGGTTTTATATTAGTTTTTATATTAGTTGCTTTTACACCTTTTCCTAATGTAGAGGATACGTCCGTAACACCATCTGCAACTTTACCTAATTTTGTACTTTTTGCGGCCGTAGTGCTTACGTCTGTGACAGCATCTCCAACTGCACCTAATTTTGTCGCTTTTGCGGCCGTAGTGCCTATGTCCGTAACACCATCTGCAACTTTACCTAATTTTGTCGCTTTTGCAGTAGTCTTTGTAAGATCCCCAACTTCATCAATTTTACCGGCTACATTCTTTGCATTTGTACCTAAACCTTTAGCTAACTTCGCGGCTCTCGCGGCATCATCACCTTTCGTGCTTAGTCCGAGCATATTTTTCATTGCCGCCCAACCACCAGTAAGGCCCGCAATTCCCATTAGATATTTACCTCCAAATTTCCAGAGCATATCCATCAGACCGCCGCCCTTCTTCTTTTTCTTCTTGTCAGGTTTCATTCCACCACGTCCACCCATTTTGAGTTTACTGGTTTTAGCATCTCTTCGGTCTTCTAGCGCCATTCTCGCCGCTTTGATTTCTCTTGCTTCCCTCCGTCTGTCAAAATCAAGTTCTTCTCTTTCAATATCAAGAAGTTCGGCAAATTGATCAGACTGCACTGGCATTGGTTCACCATCCAGCATTGTCTCCATAGAAACGTCAGGAGAACCATTAATATCTGGTGCGGATTCAGCACCTATAATTTCTGGCACAAATGAGGGAGCGCCTTCACCCTGGTCTGTAAGTTTTTCCAAGAAAGGAGGCGAATGTATTCCTAAACCTTCTATTAAAAGATCAGCGTGTTCTGTTGAATTCTCCCTTATTGCCTGATCTATTAGTAAACCTTTTTTTAAAATTTCATTAGAATCTAAAGTTGTAATATATAAATCTTCTATTACGGATACTATGTCTTCACCACCAAAACCGGCACTTGTTCCACCTCCGCCAGAGTTTTGTCCAGCATCTTGTGGCGAAACTGTAGGGGAGTTAGACGCTTTTTCCGTTGCCTTTACAACCGCATCAGATTCCCACTTAATGTTATCTTGATATGCAGATTCCTCGTCTTTGAGTCTCTTTCTATCCAGCATTTCCTGTCTTTTTTGATTGCCCCAAAACCATTCTTGTTCTGTTTTGTTACCGGCAATCCTATTTGCATTAGCTTTTTTCTTTCCAGCAATGTCCAAACCGACTATAGCATCTCCTTCAGCTATTTGTCGTTGATGTTGTTCTTTTAATGCTTCGGCGTGAGCATCTTCAACATCGTTAATTCTTTCTGTACCGCGCCAGGCATCACTAACCGCTTGAATTAAATTACCCTTTTCACGACGGTAGTCTTCCGCCATTTGTTTTTCTTCTTGGAAAATTTGCTCGTTTTGTTCCTTCTTCTTCCTACTCTGCCTCAGCTTAACCATTTTTTCAATCTTAGCATCCTTGGTAAGAGCCAACTTTTCATTAATTTTTCCGATACCTCCACTCACGACAGTTTTCACCGCCATCATCTTAGCAAAGCCTTCCATTGTTGATTGTCCAGCCATTTTAATTCATCCAAACGGGTTTATCAGCCTCACTAGGAGGTTTGATTGAAAAACTTGTAGAACATCCACACGTGGATTCTGCTCTAGGGTTTTCAAAACGAGGGCCAGGAGCAGACAAGTCTTGTGACCAATCTATCTCTAATCCATCTACTACTATATGACTCTTACGGTCTATTACTATGGGTAGACCTTTTGACTCAAACATTAAATCTTTCTTTGCAGGTTCTCCAAATGTTAGAGAATACTCATAACCAGCACATCCGCCCCCTTTAACTGCTACTCGTAGAGGGACATCCTCGGACAATTCTTCATCCTCTCTAATTCTCTTAAAGTTTTTTGCGGCTATATCTGTTAAACTAATCATTTTTTGTCCTGTTGTTCTATTTCACCTGTAGCCATCATCCTTTTCAATTTAGTTTTTGTCTGGTTTAATATAATAAAACTATTTGACAGTGGATTTATTGAGGCTTTTGTTGCTACATCAGTATAAAGTGTTTTCTGCTTGTTAGTGAGGTTTGCTCCTCGATTCATTCTTTTAACAATTGTTCTCACCTCGTTAATCTCTTTTTGCGGAATTAATTTCGTCTGTTTCAATAACAATATGAATCTATTTACATTTATAACTGGTACCTTTACCTTAGCTTTTTCTACTGGCATTATCTCCTTTTCATATTATCGTGTCTGTCCTTTTCTTCTTCGAGCCAGTCCGCTAAAAGTTTAACGTAAATCTCCCTTTCGTACGGCATCATATTCTCTAGGTCTGCTAGGCTATAATTGTGATGTTGCATAAGTTGAAAGTTGGTCCTGTAATGATTGGCCAACGTATCGTAACTTATGCAAAGCCGAAAAAATCTTCCAGCCCCTCCAACACGACTGGCTCTTTATGACCACATTTTGAACACTTATAGTCAATATCGTGTTTTAATCGTGGTTGATTTGCAAAAAATTCTTTGATTTTATCAAAGACATCTTCTGTTAAATCCTCTACAAATGTAACTAACTCACCCTTTGATGTTTCTTTACCTTTATAAACATTCTCGGTATCAAATACAAAGTCTATTGAATCGACAATAATTTTAAACATCTTTTCGATGCTATCAGTCTCGTTATCGTGGACTTTCATTTCTTCAGTAGACATATACTTTAATTGGAATCCGATATCATCCTTTACCATTATTTTTGAGTAATCTTTCTCTGGAAAATCAATTTCAATTTCATCAATTCTAATTGAATATTTCTCTACGTGTCCACAAGTCTTTCCGTCTTTTCCTACTTGATTACAAGTGAATGATGGCTCAATCGATTCGCCGCGACTCTTTGCTCTAATATTTAAAAAGAGATAATCAATATCAAATGCTGGTAATTTATTTCCATCTATTTTTCCATCAGTACAGTTAGTGATGATTCTTAAAATTACATCTCTTACTACTCTCTGAAATTCATCTCCCTTTAATTCCTTTGCTCCTTCCATTGCTGTTAGAAGAATCTTTTCTTCTTTCACCAGAAATGGTCTGTAAGACACATTCTGTTTTGGATCCGATGGTAATTTTAAACTATATATCGGCGTTTCTATTTTTGGTAATGCCATAATATTATCTCCTATTAACAATTATATTATCAATGCGAGGAATAGACGTTTATTCCCCTTATTTATTGTGTGGATCAGTCTGGAAACGCTTCCCCTGTAACAGTCTCGTCTGAATCAGCCCACCATCCACCACCTGGATCAATATGATTCCAATCTTTATATGCCCAAGTTACAGTAAAAGTTGCAACTTCTCCTTCACTACCCCAAATATATTCTATTGGTCCAACATTTGTTGGATATGCTTCTATTAAAACGACATTTGCAATAGCGCCACCTTGTCTATCAAGTGGAATGATGTGGACTTGTCCAACATAATCCATATAATAACTTAAGGTATATACTTGTCTATGTTTCCTTGGAGAACCTAAAGATGTTCCAGTAGCGTGTTTAACTTGTCCTATAATCGCAGACATCCAACCATCAAAAAATCTATGTTCGTGATAATCTTCTCCACACATAAATGTCATAGACGTTGTGTCCACAATCAAATCATTTGCTACTTTCATAATAGGTCCAAAACGCTTGTAATCTATTGTGCCTATAGTTTTACCAGGTATTGATACTTGTTTTGCTTTATATGAAAGAGATTTGGTGCCGCCTTTTTCAAAATCTGCGCCATTATAAAATTTTCCTAACCATTGGGGACTACCAGCGGCGCCCATTCCTTTGTGTCCTTGGGGCATATAGATTTCGATAGAATACATATTATTTCTAGCGAGATCACCTTCTTTACCTAATACTTCGTTAAAATCTGATACGTTCATTATTTACTCCAAACTGATTTAGCAGAGGCACCGACAAATTTCTGATATGGTAGAAATATTGCATTCTCCCACTCATTAGGAGGTGCTTCTAGTAGACTTGTTTTTACGTGTCCATATAAGTATTTATGTAGCATTTTGTCTGCATTCTTAATATTTCGTACTACATCCCAAGTCATCTCAAACCTTGCTTTGTCTGTCATATTTTCGACTTCTCCACCTTGAGTAGCAAATTTCATTATTTTTGTCAGAAATTTCATTCTTTCTACAGGATATAAATAATGAAAGTTGAGCCCCATAAAGCCATCCTTATACACATCAAGCACAATAATAAGAGGAAATTTATCCCAATAAGGTAGAATTTTTTTGTATTTGGCGTCATATCCAAACGTAAATATTTTTCCTGGTTTCAGGACTCCTTTCTTTTTGAATCCTTTTGCAGAATCGCCTACTTTCTGCTTAAACCAGGCTATTGATTTCTTTGCTTGTTTCGCCTTTGAAATCTTCTTAGTACCTTCTGTGAGATGGACTAATTTCTTTGCAACTTTTACGGCCATATTACTTCACCAAATGATCTTCTGTTAGTATTTTAAATTGCCACTTTCTGTCATCACAAAATTCTTTAGCCATTTCAAACTTTGCTTCATTCACTTTCCACGTCTTCATCTCTCTTAAATAGCGATATTTAGACTTTGCGGTCTTCCCCATCTTTGGTGGTCCAGTTTGTCCCTTTGGCTTAACTTCTATTACGATGTGATTTAAGAGGCCACTATCACCCATTATCTCAATCCAGAAATCAGGAAAGTATCTATGAACTTTTCCGTCTACTGGACTTACGTATGGGATAACAATTTCTTCACTATTCCATTTAATTATGTTTTTGCTAGTATCAGCATATACCATAAAGCGTCTTTCCCAAGACGAGCGGTATACTACGTTGTCAACTGCCCCAACATATTTTGAGCGATTCTTTACTTTATATTTTCCCTTATAAGCCATCTCAACTATTTATATAAATAGTTCAAAGGACCTATTATCACGAAAAGAAGGACATATGGCAGTAAAAAAAGGAAGAGTCGCACCAGATATTGGTTCCCACGGAACAGGATCTGTAGCAGTATCAGATGTCAGCAGTAGCCTCACCGAAGGCAATAAGGCATACGATATTGCATCAACATTCGCACCCGATAAATCGGATCAGTCTATCGCCGGCGGCGCTGAGGTATTTAAATTCCCCTTAGATGATGTATCAGCAGGAAATTTTTGGACAAGATTAATAATTAATTCTTGGGTACCAGTTATTCGGGAAGGAGAGCCTAAGACTGGGACAAAGAGCGGATTAGATAAAGACGGTATTGCTAATATTTGGTTACCTATGCCATTAGGTCTTACTACTACCTATAATCAGAATTATTCAGATACAGATAATATGATGATTAATAGGTCTTCTGGCGCTCACGTTGGTGTAAAGGGATTGCAAGGCGATGTAGGAAACATAGTGAATCGGGCAGCAGGAGCATCTATGGGCGCGGCAAATGAAATTGGTGGGGTGCTTTCAGATATAGCCAACGTAAATAGTTCCGGTAAAATGGGAATGGGTTCAATACATAATCAGCAGATGGGATTAGTGTATGATGGAGCACAATTAAGATCCCACTCTTTAGCTTGGAGAATGATACCGAAAGATAGAGCGGAACAAAAAGCGATTGAAATAATTTGTTTAATGTTTAAAAAATTCGCGGCTCCGGTAGTTAAGGGAGTTGGAGGCGGAGATGTAAATTCTGCAACTTCTAATAAGGCTCATAAAGATGCAGTAAAACAGGCGAAAGCGGCGGCGGGAGATGCGACAGGTCAAGGAGGACCACCATCTAATGCCACAAGCATTCTTGACGGAGTAGGGGATAATATGAGAAATATAGGTAGATTAGGTATACCCGTAACAGTCAATGTAGAATTCTGGTTTGGGGCGGCACGTAATGAACATTTATTTCAAATAAAAGATTCTTTTATCACCGCAGTAACGGTTAACTACACGCCAACAGGAACGTGGAATGCTTATGAAGATGGTGCACCAATTGAAACTCAATTAACAGTGGAGCTTAAAGAGAATGCAATCATTACTCAAGGTGATATTCAACAAATTGGAGGTTACTAATGGCAAAATATACGAAAATACTTCCACAACTGTCTTATAATGGAGTAAACATAACTGATATCACACACAGATTAAATATGCTCAAAACGGTTGAAAAATATGCAACAATGTATTATTCTGTAACTATAGACGAAACTTCTACTCCAGAAAAAGTAGCGGAACAGTATTATGGAAATCAAGATTATTGGTGGATTGTATGTGCAATAAACCATATAATTGATCCATTTTATGATTGGGTAATGAGAGAACCTGAAGTCTATGCTTATGTGAACAAAATTTATGACGACCAAGATGAAATTCACCATTGGGAAGATTCAGAATATGTTCAATATCCCACACAATCCGTCCAGGAAGACAGAGTGCCTGTTACTAATTTAGAATGGGAAATATATTTAAACGATAAAAAAAGACAAATTATGTTACTCAAGCCTAGCTACGTTCCAGAGATAGCAGAAGAATTTACGAAATGGATGAGAAATACTAAACAACAATTTCAGGAATAATATATTATGCCAGGTCCTTTCCCTACAGCAGAGACATTAGATCCTCGCACCCTCTCTGATTGGAGTTGTAAATTTATAAATTATAGAGGCGATGTGCCAGCTCCCGAATTGGGTAGTATCATCGAGCAATTGAGTATCTGGGAATCGATATACAATAATTGTATGTTTGGCAACGTGATGATAAAGGATGGAGCTGGTATGGTTGAGGCTAATGGCATTGTTGGCTCCGGTCTAGAAGAAATGCATATTGAGATACTTACTCCGAATCTGTCTGATGAGAAAACTGCTAATCTCGAAAAAGAGTTCAAAATTGATTCTATAACTACTGGAGTAAAGAATCCAAAATTTACCAAATATAATATAGGAATATCATCTCCTTTCGCTTTTATTAATAATAAGAATAAAATAAGTCGTTCATTTCAGAAAATGACGGCATCTGAAATAGTAGAATATGTAGGTACGAATATTATGGAATTCGGCTCATACTTATGGACTGACTTAACGGTATCTCCTTCTCTACACGAAAAGAATATAGTGGTGCCAAATTGGAATCCTTTCCAGTTAATAAATTTTCTTGCAAAAAACTCCGTATCTGCAAAGGGAGAATCCAATTATCTCTTTTTCGAGAACAATGATGGGTTCAAATTCGTCACGGTAGACGAATTAAAAAAAGGAGATATAATGAGAGCATATACTTTGAAAAATATGCCTATACAAATTGGCGAGGATGCCGAAGGTTATACACTCGACTGTTCGCTAATGGAGGGATATTTAGAGCAGTCTCGATTTAATATAACGGGCGGACAGGTAAATGGACAGTATGGTTCATCGATATTGACACATAATATTCTTGAAAAGTCGCTAGAGACATATGAAGTAGAGTACGACGGTGAGAAAGATAAGGTAATGGCAGAGGGTATTGGCTTGAACGGACCAAAAGATGCTCCATTTGAGGACTATAATGTATGGCAACATAGTGGTTTTATGAGTGCTAATTCCCTTTATAATTTCCACGATAAAGGAGAAAAAAGTCATTATCCTCATTATGATATGAAGAGAACTGAAATGAGGGCAAATACCATTAAATTTGATGTACCCGGAGATTCAAATTGCTGGGCCGGTGATGTCGTTATTCTCCGGTTACCAACTCATATTCACGTGGGAGATGTGCCTGAGGATCAGTATATGACTGGAAAATGGTTAGTTGTCGCAATACATCATAAAATTAATGCTAGTGGATATATAATGACATTAGAGTGTATGAAAGATGGGTTCTTTGGTGACCCAGACAAAATAATCGAAGAACGTTCTTAAAGGAGATTAGATTATGCAATTTATGGGATTTGATGGTTTTATTTGGTTTATGGGTGTCGTAGAGGATAGACGAGATCCAATGAGACTAGGAAGATGCAAAGTACGAATAGCTGGTCTGCATACAGAGAAACAAGAATTGGGAATTGATGAAGGGATTCCGACCACAGACCTACCCTGGGCTCATCCGATGCAACCAATTACTTCCGCCGCGATGAATGGAATTGGAACGACTCCTCTTGGCCCCGTCGAGGGTACGTGGGTAGTAGGATTTTTCAGAGATGGACAAAACTGTCAAGAACCTATAATGATGGGAACTCTTGGTGGATATCCAATGAAGCCACCAGCAAAGACAGGTTTTAACGATCCAAATGGAGTCTATCCAAAAGCCACTCATCTAGGAGAACCAGATACTCATAGACGGGCAGTAGTAGATTTCGAAGGACCGCCTGCTGCCGGTGGAGGCGATTCTAAAGAGGAACCAGGATTACCAATGGATAATTATAAGGCTTTATATCCATTTAATCACGTAAGAGCATCAGAGAGCGGACACGTAGAAGAATGGGACGATACACCAGGAGCAGAAAGACTTATGAGGTATCATATGTCAGGTACATACGAAGAGATAGGACCAGATGGAACACGAACAGTAACCGTTATGATGGACAATTACACCATTGTCTTTGGTGATGAAGGAATTGAAGTCACCGGGAATGTTGAAATTAAAGCAGATGGTGATA